GAATTCGTCACCGAAGCCGCCAAGGACCTCGCCGCCATGTTGTGGCGAATAGGCTATCGCGAACCCGCAGATTGGAAAAAACGCATTGACGCAAACAGTAAATGAAATGTATAGAGCGGATGAAATAGTCCTCTCATGCGAAAACATTCAAATGGAACCGTTCATCGACATCCTACGAAGTCGCATCGCAGATCGATTCCCCATACAGGCGGACGCCGCGACTGCGGCCGGTATATCACCTATGTCGGTCAGTCGATTTCTTGCCGGTCACAGCGGACTGTCTACTGACTCGCTTGATGCGATTTGGCCGCATTTGGGTCTAAAAATTGTTCCGGATGAATACGGAAAAGCAGTTAAAAAATACGGGTTTTCTGAAATGATCCGGCAGGCAATCGCAAATCAGGACTTGCCGATATTGCAAATAGCTCAGGCGAGCGGTGTGCCTCAACCAACCCTACAACGATTTATGTCGGGAACGGTAAGCAATATGCGGATGTCGATCATCGAGAGGTTGCTTCCGACACTCGGCATCAGCGTGATTGAGTCATAAGTCGCATTGTTTTGGAGAGTCCTAAAAAGATGGTAGGGTAGTACACGTTTTGCAATTGCAATGTGTGCGAACTCAGTCTTTTGTAGGTATATCATGCCAGAAGTAATCGCCGGTGGCGGCCGAACCGTCACTTCCCGAATCCGGGCAAGTTTGTTAGGTCGTGCTGAACGGTCCGCACGAAGCTTCAGCACCCAACGAGAAACCGCGTTCCGGGCATCGAGCTCGGCTCGTGCATCTTCGCGTCGTCAGAGTCGCGAACGATTCCGCGTTGGTGCATAACTAGGTGGCCAAGAAACCGCCTAAAGCGAATAACCCTCTCGCCCACCGTCCGCTTGAGATAATCGAGCGGGCGAAGGCAGAGGGCGTTCGCGAAGTAATCGTAGCGTTTAGCGGCGGCAAAGATGCGATTGTTACGCTAGACTTGTGCATAAAGCACTTTGAACGTGTCGAAGCGTATTTTATGTACGCCGTCCCTGGTTTGTCTTACGAAGAACAGCCGCTTCAATGGGCTGAGCGACACTACGGGATTAAAATCCTGCGGTCTCCTCACTGGGCATTGAGCCAGCTATTCAGGCAAGCCACATTCAGGCACTTCACCAACCAATCGCGGAATGCCCCCGTAGTCAAAGTCCGTGACTATGAAAACGCAATGCGGAAAAGATTCGGAATCGGATGGATCGCGACGGGCGAGAAGGCGTGCGATTCGCCACAGCGAAACGGGTACATTCGGAATTGCAACGGCGTGCAACCGGAACGATTGCGACTGTATCCTTTGTCCTACTGGTCTGATACTGCGGTAATGAGCTATCTGTCATTACACAGGCTCCCTACGCCGGTGCAGTATTCGATACTCGACGGAAAGAGCCAATTCGGCGGATTCGGCATGGAGTCGATGGCCGCTGTGGCTGAAAAATTTCCCAGCGACTTTAAGAAGATCGCAAAATTCTTTCCATTGATAGAGGCGCAAGTTGTCCGACACCACATCCTCCAAAAGCAAGTTCCAAAAGAGCACGAAGCAGACGGTCCACCGGACCATGCTTCAGGGTGCGCCGTACAATCCTCGCAAGATCAACAAAGTCCAAGCGAAGCGACTCCGTGACGGATTGAAAGTTCACGGTTTGGTAGGCGGGATTCTGTGGAACAAGCGGACCGGCAATCTGGTCGGAGGGCATCAGCGGATTCAGCAACTTGATCAGCTAGAGGGTTCGCAAGACTATGCCATTGAAGTTGACGTGATCGACGTGGATGAATTTGAAGAACGCGAGATCAATGTCCTGCTCAACAACCCTACGGCACAAGGGGAGTTTGACCACGATAAGCTCGCCGAAGTGATCGGATGCCTGCGCGAGAACGATCGCAATGTCGAGCGTACCGGCTTCACGATGGCGGACATGCAAGGGCTGTTAGGCGACATGTTCCTTGACGGGGCAATGGCTGACCAGCGTGATGACGAGGCTGACACTTTAGCCGCATTGGCTGAGATACGGAGTATCGGACAAGATGCTGAAGAGGAGTTCTTTGGCGTTGACGAAGTGATTGAAGGCAAAGAACGGATTTCGACTACCGTTCCTACGCCGCCACCGAAAAAAGACTACACCGAAGAACTCAAACGGCGGAAAGAAGAGTTAATGGCTGAGAATTCGGAGAAAGAAGAGGCGGACTATATGATCCACTTCGTATTCCCCGACTCTGCTGCCCGCGACTATTTTCTCAAGCATTTTAAGCTGCCCAACAAGCGGTATATCGACCGGTTTGAAATCGAGGCGGCGTTCAATATCGATTTGAAATAGCGAGCATTTCCGATGAGCGACCCACTCAAGATTCCCGAAGGGTACAAAGGGACCCCAGAGACTTTCGCTCTACAAGTAGCTGCGCTCGAACCCCGCCAATGCTCCTACCCCGACGGACGGCTACTTGATGACGAAACCGGAGCCCCGTGTTGCCGCGAAAAGACCCGCGAAGGTGTCTGTGCCAAGCACGCATTACTAACGCTCCCGCGAGTCATTCGAGAAGCCCCTGAAAGAATGCGGGGGATGCTGATCGATGCTTACCGCGATACGCGACTCACGGACACTCGGCCCAATCTCGCGGTAGCCGACGTGGTACTGAGTGAAAAGCTTGATCGGGCAGAATCAGGGGAAAGCGAGCAAATGCTGCAACTATTGATTGCAGTAAATAAGAGCGTTGTAGATGCGTTTGCAGAGCTACATAAAGCAAAGCGAAACGACGATCGGGCTACTATGGCGCAGTGCTTGCAGGCGATCCAAGATGGCGTTGAACGGCAGCAAGAGATATTGGACGAGCGGCTCGAATCGCATTACGCCCTCAATGCCCTAGAGTCTTCTAATCTTCGCGTGCTGCAAGCCAAAGAATCGGCGGCTCGCATCGCCGCCCAAGAGAAAATGATGCTCTCCTACGAGTCCGTGGTTCTATCAATCCGCGAATTGTGCGAAGCCTTCCATGAGGCGATTGACGCTACGGTACTCGATGCCGAAGTCCGTAAGGCGGCTCTTGATGAGATGTCTCGGCGAACGTATGCGGTTGCTGGGAAGACTCGGGATTTCGTAGGTAGAAATTGATCTCCGACGGCGCGATATCGGATGTCCGAGAGCGACTAAACCGCGACGCCGTGGTTTGCGGTTTAGATGAGTTCCATCAAGTCGGCGAGGGGGCTGACGCGGAAGCCGCACGGAAGCTAGCCCGTGACGGCAATCCGTTTCCTTTGGTCGGTGTCCAGTGGCCTGAGCTACTGGTCACCGAGCCAGAGGAGGTGGTGTTCTTTGAGGGCTCCATAGGCGATCCCCTCAATCCGTGTCTGCGAATTGACCCGTGGCAGCGACAAGTGCTAGCGGCATCATTCGACGTGACAGTCGGCGAAATCGCCATGAAAGGGTGTACCGGGGCAGGCAAGGGCGCGATCTCCGCAATGGTCGCGAATCTTTTATTTGATGTTTACAACCCTTGCCGGATCAACGTCACGAGCGAGACTTTTCGCCACGCCTCAAAAAACCTTTTTGGGGAAATCTTAAAATGGCGCGACCGGATGGATTGTCCGAGTAGCGGCAACGCCCTCTCTACGGAAATCACAGATACCGAACGCCACTACGTCACGATTCTAAACCCTTCTGCCTATGGCAAAGGGGAGGCGTTTTCGGGTGCTCACTCGGAAATGACGGTGTATTTCTTTGACGAAGCATCGGCTATCCCCGAAGTCCACTATACGAACGCATTAAAAAATGGCGGCAAATTTTTTATGCTGTCGAACCCGCGTATTACCGAAGGGTGGTTTCGCGATCTGTACAAGCCGCTTCGTGGCAGCGGGACCAAAGAGGAGCAGAATCGCCTTGAGAATGAGACCGGATATTGCGCCGGTCGCAAAGGTCGACGCCTCTGCGTGACGATTCCCGGCGATGCATGCGCAAATGTTCGATACGGCAGGTTGAAATTGCCGGTAGCCCCTAGTCGCGGGATAACCATCGACGGGCATGAGTACGGACCCGCTGAGCGGATCTCCGAGGAGCACTACAAGAAAGTATCCGCCCTCGTGCCAGAGCAGATCGACTTAGAGCAATACCAGTCCATCATCGACAAAAGCAAGGAATCTTGGGAAGTGGAGTGTTATGCTCACGCCCGATTCCCGAGCGAGAACCCTATTCGCCAAGTCATTCTGCACTCGTGGCTTCCACGGCATACGGACTACTTCAAACAGACTGGCGTATCGGTCGAAGTTACCAGTTTCGGGCTCGATGTGTCCCGATCTCTTAGTGGCGACGAAACAGTTCTGGCCGCTGGCGGCGAGCAAGGCGTAAAGGCGTTGCACAAGTGGAACTCCCGCGACAACATGGATCACGTGCGGCGTATTATCCGCATCGCATGGGACGAATACGGTATTGATCTGCGCGAAGGTCAAAATCCGGTGTATGTCGACATGGGCGGCGGATATGGCGGCGGCGTGTTGGATCGCCTACGGGAACTAGAGGTATGGGCGGTGGAGTTTATGCCGAATGGCCGCCCTGTCGTTTCACCGGGATTGTACACGAACATCCGCACGGAATGGTACATGCTTCTCGGCCGGAGGTTGGACCCGTCGGACAATTGGCAAATGCATCCGTGGGCATTGCCGGAAGATAATCTTTTGCTTGAGGAACTGACAGCCCCCGTGAAAATGCCGAAGGGTGGCGGAGTATCGTGGGCGATAGAGCCCAAAGCCGACATTCAAAGTCGTCTAGGTCGGTCCCCGGACTCAGCAGATGCCATCGTGTGCCTTTACCGGGCGGTATTTGAACGTCACGGACTCCTTAAACAACTTGAACTGCAAACGCCTCGCGACTCGTACTACGACGACGACGAAAACGAATCCCTTGTGGATGAACTGCCAGAGGACGAAGCGGTGGGGCTATTCGACCCGCATCGCGCCCCTGGGCTTCCTCCTGCTGAGCCTGAACGCATACTGTCGAAAGACTTGCCCGAACCGCCGATACCGATGACGGAAGGCGAGAAGGTAGACAGCGTGACCAGTTGGCTCGACGATCTTATTGCCGCGCCACACCAAGAGCATAAAACAAAGCCACGAGGGCGGCGACGGTACTTAATCGATGACGATGACGACGACGAATTTTATTCACCGTGACGACGTGGACTACCCGGTTGTAGAGCGGCTTGAAAAAGCTCTCGCTGGAACCAAGGTTGTCTTCGCTGGTGACTTGAGCGAGGAGGAGCAAAGCCGCATTCGTGAGGCGATCATTGTTCTTCGCAAAGCCATCGGCGAAGTGGACGGAAGCGAAGATCAAGCCATCGGCTTTTGCGTTGGTCGCACGGCGGAATCACTCAATGCCGGATCGTGCATATTCTGCGAAAGCGAACACCCCAAAGCGTGGACCCCGGCGGTAAGTGATTTTGATCTACCGCGCGGATGGGGATGGGTGCTCGGTCACGGGATAACTGGCTTTTACGGCGTGTGCTGCGATAAATGCGGGGCGGGGGAATAAATCCGAAAAATGCTTTGATCGGTATTGACCGCTGTTTGCGAATTGGTAAACTTCTCGCATGTCAGTCACACGGAACGCGAGAAAAGGGAGTGAGTGGGAATGTCTGTAACAGAATTGTCAAAGCTGAGTATGCTGCCAGAAAGAGACCGTCCCGCCCGAATGAACGGTACTACTCGCAGAAAGTGCGGTTATCGCAAAAGCCCTAATGCCCCACGTTTTTCCGTTTACACGGTTCTCAGTCGAAAAGTGGAGGGTGTCGAAACTGTCGCTGATGATGCGAAGCGAGAGGACTTGTTGGCTTTGTTGAAAGTTGACTATATCCACATGACTGAAAAGCTCAAAGCTGACGGTCAAAGATTGATCGATCAAAAGAACGCTGCGGCGATGGCTTTTGATATTCCTGCTCAGACACAAAAACGTGTGACGAAAGCCGAGGAAGAAGGAAAAAAATCTTGGACCAATGTTGAGGCGAGACTAAAAATTCTCCGTTCAAAGATTTCTTTGACGGATGAGGAGAAAGATGAACAAAGTTTTTTGTCGGAACTCAAAAAGTCCATTAGCAGCATTCGCAATGAGATTCAAGGAATCGTGAGTGTGCCGAGTAAAGAGGGGTACAATGCCGTTTCTAAATCATACAAAGGCTGTGCCGTTATTTGGGCAGCGGTATCAAAACAGATCGAAACCGCTGCGAAAAAATCTGACAAAGAAAATCGTCGTCTTATAAAAGGAGTAGCCAGCGAGATACCGTTACCGGCAGATAATTTTATAAAAATCGGATATGTTGACGATGCGGTATCTGTTGCTTTTTGTATTATTGGTGCCGACAACAAATCAGTGAAATATACTGTTTTGCTGAGTAACGGCGGAAGCAAAGTAAAAAACAATAAGTACCGAAAGCCGATGGATGAACTTGTTCATTCCGTCAACGGCGGCTCTTACGGATCTTTTACTTTGTACGAAGGCAGTCGCGGCGAAATGATGGTCGCGACACCAGTTTACCGAAAAGATCGCCCTGCCATACAGAATAAAGGGGGCGTTCTGCACGTAACCACGACTAATGAAAAATTTCTATCCCTTTTTCAAGATCGATCAAAGATACCTGACACTCAGTCTGGAAACGACCTTCGAAAGCTTATAGCTCAGAGAAAAAAGCAACTCCACTCTGACAACGCAGATTGTCGAAGAAGCTTTAACGCCACCGCAGTGCGAAAATCCGCCGTTCCTCGGCGAAATCGCATTAACGCCGCCATACAGCGGAAGCTAAAGCACTACGCTAAATGGGTTGTTGCTCATGCAGTCCGGTATAAGTGCGACACTGTGGAGTACGACAGCAGTTTTCGGCGATCTTTTTCAAGTTCTTTGCCGTGGTACATGCTTGAAAGCATTCTGGCCAGCGAGTGCTACAACGCTGAAGATGGAGTGATTAAGTACGTATCTGTCAAAACGCATTATCAACTCAAGAGAATTGATGGGCCAATTGTTTATTTCGTAATCGATGACGTAGTGAATCCGAAATTTGTCAAAATCGGTAGCACGAAGGAGTGGGAGAATCGTAAAAAAGCGTACCGGACTCACTGTATTGAAAACGGAACCGTAATGATCGGCGCGATTTCTCGCTCAAAGCCAGAAGACGCGAAGAAACTAGAAGAACGGTTAAAAGAAATGTTTGCAAGGTCTCAGTCAGATGCTGACGGAGTAAGTATAGAAGCGTTCGCTTTGCCCGATGTGCTCCCGTTTTTGCTGGATCACGGTATCTTTGGTAATGTTGGGAATTTGAAGTATTTGACTGAATCCAGAAGGATTTTTGTACCTGACGAGTATATTCCGAAAGAGTACGAGTTTGAAGACAAGGACGCGAGCGGAGAAGTGGTGGTGAAAACCCCGTAACCGCTCGCGAAATTTGTAACCGCGTATTTTTGAGGAAATATGCGGCGTGCCTTAGATCACAGAGGCCAAGTAGTGCTTTGTCTAACAGTAATTTGTTGGGCGGGGCCTAAAAAAAGTACAAAGCTTGATCAACCGGTGCTCGTAAGCATGGTGTAAAGACTCGTAAAATGCCCGACTTTTCACGGGTGCCGTAGCAACGGTCGATCAAAGCTTTGTGCGATGTGAGATCGTGATGCGATGCCCACACTGCAAAGAGTTTGTTCGTAGCAACGGTCGATCAAAGCTTTGTGCGATGTGAGTCAAGGCGGGAAATACTGGGCGGTTCAAGCGAAGTGTGTAGCAACGGTCGATCAAAGCTTTGTGCGATGTGAGTACAAGTTGAAATACCATGCCTGTTCGATGATCTTGACGTAGCAACGGTCGATCGAAGCTTTGTGCGATGTGAGAACGAGGCTTTATGTGTGGCATGCCGAAACTACGACTACCGAGCCATTTCCCAATCACTCCCCGTTACGCCGATCCTGGCGTAATATCCAATAAAAGCCAATTTTCAAACGAGGGAAAACATTGGATATTAGGAAATGGTGGCAGGCGAGACAGACCCGCAAACTCGAAAAGCGGGTCTCCCGCTGGCGTGACGCGGACTTTCAAGCCCTCAAGCAGTACGCCCTACGGCAACAACGCGAGAAAGCCGATCAGTTAGTGTCGCACGAGACGCATGTTGCCGAACTGCGGACTCGCATTACCGCCCTTGAGCATGAGAACGATCGCCTAAGTCGCGAACTCGTGCTGGCCAAGACCGAGATTGACGGATTGGCCGGAGTGATCGAACGCGACCGAAAAAGAGTCGAGTCCGAGACAGCCATTGCCGTCTACCGGATCGAAGCTGCCACCAAGGGGCTAATGGGGAGCGACGGATAAGTCCCATAGAGTGCGAAAATTTGCTTTGCCGTGGTACGGTAATAACCTCCGCAAATTCTCGCACGGATCAGCAAAATGGCTAGCCTAGCTTTTGACGCCCTCAGTTCTGCCAGCCTTCGAAGCAAGGCGTTCGCTAGCGAAATATCGCAAAAAGCGATTAAGCCCCAAGACGGCGGAATCTATGGCGGTATCTCCGCGCCGCGGACTTCGATGCAGACGGCTAGCTCGCAAGCCCTACAGTTCTATCGGGCTAATCGCGACGTGCAATATACCGCCACGCACCCGATCGCTAATCGGTTTGCCCAGCAACCCGTGCGGGTCGCTATTTCGCCGCGCCGGTCCAGTTTCGACGCTCCGCGATTACCGGCGATGGTCAAGAGTCTTCGCAAAGAAGGGTTCATTAGCGAGACATACGAAAAGCGGCAAAAAGAGTTTCGCGACGCGATGCCGAAGCTCATAAAGAGCACCATGCCGCCCGATGCCGTGGTAGTTGATTCGCACTATATCACGGAGGCTTTTGCCCGCCCCAATGCCGTGAGCAGTGATTTCGATACAATGTACATGGTAGCGGCTTCGCTCTTGACCGCCGGGGCAGCGGTGCTTGTGTGGGACGAGACCAATGAGACAGCGGGCGTTTCCGGCATTGCCACGCCGGGCGTTTATTACACGCCAATGAGTTGGCTTACCCCCAACGGCAACCACTCGAAATATGGCTGGACCTGCACGCCGCCAAGCGGCGGCGGTTCGTACAACCTCCAACCCGGCGAGTACATATACGTTGGCATGGCAGACCCCGAAGACCCCTTCGGCGTTCTGTCTCCAATGCGGGCGATGGCGCGGACCATTAACACGGGCGATAAGATTTCCGACGTGCATTACCACAGCTTGGAAAACCTCATGCGACCGAGTTACGCCATCGAGCTAGGACGCATGCAGGGGGTGGATGGTAAGGGCAATGGTCCGAGGATAAAGCTCGACAAAAATATGCGGAACAAACTCGTCAATGCGCTCCGCCGTCAACTCTCCGGAGCAGGACGCCGGGGCGATCCAGTGGTTTTGGATGCATATATTGACAAAATAACGGATATTGGCTCAAAGCCGACCGATCTCGACTACGCCAACGGCGAGCAGATGATTCGCGACCGAATCATGCAGGGCTTCGGCACGTCCCCGGTTATGGCTGGTCACGTGACGCCTGCTAACAAGGCTAGTGCCGTCGTCGCGCAAGAACTCTTTTATGATTTACTCGTCAATCCTATGGCGGTGCGAGTATCGCGGGCTCTCACTCACACGCTGGGACCGAAATACTCTACTGACGATTACGTAGTGACAGTCTATGTCGAGACTCCGCAAATCGATGATCCCGAAGCGGTAGCTCGACGAGTGACCCTTTTTCGCGACCGTCTTAGCGATGAAGAAGTCCGTCGGTATCTCCGCACCGGAAAGCTTGAGATCGATGAATCCGATATGACATTCCGCGAGGAACAGCAAGCAAGGGAGCAATTGCGTGCAAACAGACAAGGACCAGGAACACAGAACGCATAACGGTGTTTTTCTAGGCACTGTCGGCGGAACATCGGAGGAGAGGGCTTGCTTGGCGAATGTCTTACAAGACTTTTACCACCAACTCGCCCATTCACTGTCTCGCCCCGGCGTTTATGCCGACGTGAATCTTTCCCTGCGAATCGTGGACGGGAAGCTTCATCAGGCTGACGTAAATCGCGAAAACCACTACAAGCCTGCCGCGAAAAAAGACACTAAGTAACAATCGATTGACTTTTTTCGTTTCTCCGCAATCATGTACGGTCGTCGGTAATGACCGAGGTTAGCACAAGCAACCCGGGCGGTTTCAATTTGAAGCCCTCCGGGTTTTTTCGTTTTAGGAAATGACAATGAGCCTTATCGACTTGCTAGCCTACGCACAAAATGGAAGCGGACTACTCGCAACGGCGCAGCCATACCTAAAAGAACTCGCGGCGTGCATTGACGGTAGCGGTGCGTGTCCAGCCAAGTTGTTCGCTCTCGAAACGAGCGACCGCTGGCAAAAGATGATCGACGAAGCGGCGGACCGGTTAATTTACTGCGACCCTTTCGCCACGGTCGACACCAAATCACTTAGCGAAAGTTGGCAAGAAGACGACGCCATCCCAAAGAAGTCGATCGCCGTATTCGACGCCGTGCTCAGCACGAGCCAAAAAGACCGGGACGGAGATATCCTTCGCACTGAGGGGATGCGGCTCGAAAAGAGCATGCCCCTTTTGTGGCAACATGTTTGGAGCCAGCCTATCGGCGTGATGGTCAAGAACATTGAGCAGAACGCGAATCACGTGTTCAACAAGTATGCTCTCGCTGATACGGACTTGGGCAAAGACGCTGCTACGCTGGCAGAAATGGGCGCATTGCGAATGAGCCACGGGTTCCACCCTGTGCCCGGCCAATTCGAGCCGCTGGGTACGGTGAAGCGTGCCGATGGCAAGACCGTCCCAACGGGCTGGGACATTAAAGAATGCAACGTGTTTGAATCCTCGCTTGTCAGCGTACCGGCCAACGCCGGGGCGAAAGTGCTGCGATTCTACGAGAAAGAATTCGACGCCGTATGCCAAGCCGTCAGCGGTGGCAAGCTGCACAGCGACCCCGTGAAGTCCTGGGCAAAGAATTTGTCGGACAAGCGAACCCGCGTATTCACGGGTGTTGATTTCGAAGCCCGGCTTGACGACCACATCGCTAGCACCGCCAAGATGCTCGGCGATCTGTCGGCAAAACTCGAATCGATTACCGTCAAAGAGCCCGAGACCAAAGAGCCAGCCCCTTGCGGGTGCAAATCGGCAAAGCCTGCTGAGCAACCTGCGGGCACCACCCCGTGGCTCAAATCGTTTAGCGAATCGGCAAACGTGAAATCCTACGGACTTCCGGATGCATTGCCAGGATCGTTCGAGCAAGTGCAAATGCAAGTCCAGAAACTCGCACCCGATTACCTGCGGGCAAACGACATCGACATCCGCGAGTATGACGACAGTGTGTACATCGTCGGGACTTTCGCTGATAGCGTCGTGCTCTGCAAGCGTGATTGGCGAAAAGGTACCGAGAAGTGCTACCGAGCAAGCTGGGGCTTTGACTCCGACGGCAAAGTAGAGCTAACCGGGACGCCCGAGAAAGTCGAGATCGAAGCGACGATCACCGCTAAGGCAATGCGTTCGCGCGATGCCTACATCGCAGAAACGTCGATCAACGAACAAGCAACCCAAATTTTAAGCAAGTGTTTTGCGAGTCCCGAAAGCGGACACGAAGCCCTTGACACTCTGGAAGCCGTGGCATGCATCATCCGTGCAAGCAAGCGAGCCTCCCAACCGAACCCGTTGGCTGAATTGTTCGGCTAACAATCTGTTTCCGTAGCCGTCTCGATACGGCCGCATCTATAGGAATCGTGATGAAAATCACCAAGGCACTCGCTGCGCATGCGGCCGAACAACTCGGCCTGGACGCTGAACTTGTCAAAGACCTGACCGGCAACCAAAAGGCTATCGCCGATTGCGTTATGGCTGCGTTGGCTGGCGGCAAGTTATCGGCAAAGAAACTTGCAGAATTGCAAGAAGCGGAAGACCAACCGGACCCTTCCGAAAAAGCAAAGCAATTGGTCGGCTCGGCAGTATCCGACGCTGTGGCCCCGATGGCCAAGGGCTTGTCGGATCTCACCGACGTTTTGACCAAGCGTTTTGCCGAACAAGCCGCTTCTGCGGGCGATGGCAAAGGCGCAAAGATCTACGGCTCGGCCGGTGGCGGAGAAGGGGGTGATGTCCGCGTGAAGTGCATCAGCGAACGGTTCGACCGTTCGACCAAGCAACTCTTTCACCCAAGCACGGAGAAAGCCCTTGTTATTCGCGGCGACGATCACGGCGTGCCTAGCCGCGATGTGATGGTGCCGAGCCAATTCGACAAGGCCATCGCCGGAGCCTATCTGAAATTCATGGTGTCGCGCAGCGACAAAGCGAACGGCAAGCAAGTTCCCGCTTGGGCGAAGATGTCCGAGCAAGATCACAAGCTCGTCGAATACGCGATGAAGGAAATGGATTTCATCGGTCCCGTCGGTGCAGCTACCGAAGAACAGGACGGCGGTGCCGACTGGATCAAGGGTGGTCGCTTGACTGAGATGCAGCAAAAGGCTCTGCTTGACGATGACACTTCCGGAGGTCTTGAAGCCGTTCCAATCGTGTTCGACACGATCGCCGTGCTGACCCCGCTGCTTGAAGGTCAACTATTCCCCTATGTCGACGTTCGTACCACGACTCGTCGCCGGGTTGAAGGCTTCGCAATGGCGAATCCTACGGTCGCCAAGGTCGCCGAAGGCACCGCAGCTGCGGAATTCGATACGGCTGATTTCATTACCGCGTTCGACACCAACGTCCACCCTGTGATGGGCTGGATGGAAGTCGGGCTCGATTTCGAATCCGATTCCCCTGTGGCCATCGCTGACTTGCTTATCGATCGCTATGGATTGGTAATGCGAAACCACTTGGACCAGTTGATCGCAACCGGTTCGGGTTCGGGCGAAGCATTGGGTATTTTCAATACCCCTGGCATCACCGTACTTGAAACCGCCAACGATTCGACCGGTCCTTGGACAATGGGCGACATCGAACGCCTAATGTTCGGCGTCGACGCGGCATTCCGTGTTGAAGCTGCTCGCGCCGGACGATTCGCGTTTGTCGGCAACGACACCGTGCATCAACGATTGCGGTCCATCGCAGTCGGAACCAGCGATCAACGTCGCGTTTTGGGCAATGGCTACTTGAATGCGAGCCAAGAGCCGATGATTGGGGAAATCCCCTACCGCATCGCAACTTCGGTCGGAAACCGCAAGCTCGCCGCTGTCTGTCTCAATCGGTACACCATGTACCGCCGAGCCGGATTCAGCGTGACTCGCGGAACTGAAGACGCCGACTTGATGAAACGCAACAAGTCTCTGTACGTCTTCCGTATGCGAATCGGTGGTCAGCTTAACCACTCGGACGCCGCCGTAGTTTACGAAGACGGTCAGACTTGATCCTAACCGGCTTTGCCGGTCACGGCCTCCGGAGTTTGTGCCCCTCTCCGGGGGCCGCTTTTTCATCCTCCTATATTTGTTGTCCGCGACCATGAAACGTGATTTCCTTCGCCTCTTCTCTCTGACACAATCCCCCAGCACGCTGTACCCGCTTCGCAAACTTGTAATGCGAAAGCTTGAACAGTGGAATGTTGGCGGCGGGCAACCGTTCGCGCCGATGTCAGAAGCGGACCCGAAAGATATCACGTGTGCTGTCGGCCATGTTGTACGATTCGTGGAAGCCGTGAGGCATCCAAACGAATTTACTCCGCCCAACGAAATTTACGAAACAGATCCACCTGCTAAAGTTCAAAGAATCCAGAGCGAACGTGACGCATATGAGAAGAGCGTCGAAATTGCTGCAAGGCAAGTAGCCCTGATTCAGGACTTGGCATCGACAATTAACGCGGTCCCAGCTCATTTGCAATTCGCACCCGAGGAGCCTGAATCCGTTACGGCGGAAACGCTCGTCATCGACCCGGTGTCAGAACCGATTCAAAGTCCCGAGGTCGATCCGACTACAGAACCGATTCAAAGTCCCGATGTTGGTTCTGCAACAGAACCAACATCGGAGCCGGAAGTACCACAAGCTCCCGAAACAGAACCCGCTCATGTAAAAAAGCTGCGTAAGCGCAAGCCTCGAAAAAAGGCTTCTGAATAACCCACCGCCGATTTAGGTTGTAAAAGATGTCAGGAATTACCGCAGATTATCTACGGCTTGTAGGGCATTGCAAAAGCAAGGCTGATTTGCAAACTGTGTCCGCCGCTGCCCGCGCAAAGTTGATCGAGCTCAATGAGACGCCCACCGGAGATTTTGGGGACTACATCCCTGGAACCGATCCTACGGCGGTCGACGTGAATTTTCGCGGACTCATTAATTGGGTCGAGGGCATTACTGACGCATCCGGCGGAGAGACTGACTTGGCTCTGTTCCTCCGGTTTTGCTCCTGCCTTCAAGTATCGCAGAGTGCGCCAGCGACGGACCTTGATCCGATCACCTAAGTCTTTGAACGGTTCAAAGACATTTTACCGCCAGACCCGTATTAACGGGCTGGTTTTTGTTACGAGGGGACTATGGCAGAGATTCAGAAAACTCGGTACGCAATCGAAGTCGTTACGCCGAAAAACGCGCGACTCAAATTCATGCCGCTTGCCCGCACCGTGCGAGGCAGATGGTCAGCTACCAACATTATCGGACTCGACCCAAACGAAGATTTCAAACGGATCGCCTCGATCGGTGAAATCCCAGGAGAAATCATTTGGATCGATCTGGAAAAGCGGGAAGCTGGTACGGCTGATCAACTTGCTTTGCCCGCCAACAAGGGATTGTGGAAAACGCTTGTCGATTTCAACAAACGGGTAAACAAGAAGGACATTGAGTTCAAGACCCCGACTGTGTTGTCGGACATGGACCACAATCAAATCAAGGATTTCTTGTACTGGATGGCTCGCGCCGTCAAAGCGGGCCACGCTCAAACAGTACCGGGAACACCAGAGATGCCTTCGCTTGAGGACATTAAAAAGATGCCCGGAAAGCGACAGTTGAATCACGGTTACGAAACGTGGGACCAAGAAACGCTAGATCGGCAAAAGCGATTCGAATATGACGTGCCGGTACGGACCGCGAATCCCGTAAAGCAGAACTAATTCCTGTCAGACCCCTCGCTGACTGGGAATGTCCCGTCGCCCCGCGCATCGGCGCGGCGGGATTTACACACCTGGAGCACACAATGGCCAAGATGACCGATGCAGTTTGCGAACATTGCCACGGGTCGACAAAAGACTCGGCAGGGCGTGCGTGCGAATACTGCAACGGGACCGGGCTCAAAGCTGGGCAAGTGATGGTGACGAAATGACCTTCATAACCCAAGATGAAATTGCAAGAAGCGTATTCGCAGTAGCGAGTTGGGCTGAGTTGTCTGACACGGACCGTCGCATCGTAACGCCCATACACACTGGCGTCGAAGCCGCGATTCGGGTGTGGCTAGGCGGGAACACTTCGCTAACAACTCGCACAGAGATCCTGACGAGTCCACCGCGTAGCGTTCCGACCAACATCGTTCCGATGCCTCAGATCAATAACGACAGCGACATACTCTACTTGCAATTCAATCCCGTGACCGTAAGTAGCGTCGTCGTGAGCGAGCAGCGATACCGGCAAGATGCTTGGACGAATGACCACATTCTGACTGCGGGTACACATTACCAGATCGAAGACGTGATTAGCGGGATCAGCAGTACCGGACTCTTACGGCGAATCGGCGATACGTGGCCGACAGCCCCCGGAGCGGTAAAAGTCACCTACACCGGCGGACGAAGCCAAGCGGCTAGCCCCGACCAGTGGGAGCTAATCAAGATGGCGACGCTCGAAGCGGTGCGGGCGCATTATCAAACGGCAAAACGCGCCTTTGGCGCACAGGGCTCTGCAACGGGTCCGGTATCGGGGGAAAACTTCGGAACTTACAGTTATACGGTGGATACTCAAGCGGCGGTATCGCAAGGGTTGAGCGGGTCAAGCCAAGGCGGCATAACCCCCGCCGCCGAAGCGATACTCTGGGCTCTCCACGATCCGGCGAGTTTTATTTGATGTCACTCATTAACCTAGCTAAGGGCGACGTTTTAGGCGTCTACGAAGAGTCTTCCGGAGACTGGACTGACGATGAAGAAGTCGTATCCGCAGGAAGCGTTGAAGGGTGCGTGCAAACGCTCGGAGTCAGCGAATCGAGAAAATACGAAGCCGACGGGCAATCACAATTCGTACAGATCCTTTTCGCAGCGAACCCGGCAATCACTACTCAGCACATGCTCAAACACGTGTCTCGCGGCGGCGTAGCGATCTCACCCGCCAAGTGGTATCGAGTGCGTGCGACGAAGGAAGAGGGGCCGCCAGGGCGGACGATTCTGTGGATCGTCCATGCGGAATTATTGACTAACACCGGGGCACCGACAATTGGATAAAGACCTCTCCGCTCAGTTTTCTCGCAAGCTCCACCGGCTCATGGTACGCCGTGTAGGACAGGCGGCGGAATACCTAGCCGGAGAAATGACAAACGCTCTAAGCAAAACAGGCGAGCCGAGCGTTCCCGGAGAATACCCGAAGAAACAAACAGGCGAACTTGCGGCTAGCGTAAGGGTTCGGCGCAAGGGACTTGAAGCCCTAATTGGACCTACAGCCGACCATGCGAAATGGCTGGCAAAGAGCGGTCGAAAGATGGCTCCCGAATTACTCGCAGATAAGAAAAACGCCGTCGCGCGAATCCTCTTGAAAGGCTAAAGCGATGGCAGCGGACAGCGTACTACAAGCACTCGAAGATTTGATTAGCAGTTACCGGGGCACTGGTGAGCCACTCGCGGTATTCGTGAGCGTGAATAACTCGTCCGTGCAAGCCGGAGAAGAAGGGAAGTTTCCGTACCTCCTTTTGTCGAGCGGCTCGCAGCGTTTGATACTTAACGCGGCGGCGTCGAAGCTGCACTCAGTACCGATCACCATTTCCGTTTATGGCAACTCGCGACAAGCGACCAGAACGGCGATGCAAACGTTGAAAAACACTATAGAGCCCGTACTTGATGACGTGCCGGTTTTGTCGGAATTAGTCACCTCGGACAGCGTGCAAATTTATGCCGCCGAAGAAGTCGACACAACGGCATCCCGCGTTGCGGATCGCGTCTGGGTATCAAGGTGGAACTTAGAATTTGGAACCCGCACCGTAAAGTAAAGGGCTAGACCGATGGCAGCATCAGATAATGTGGTATCCGGGGTATACGCCCTTGCGCAACTCGAAGACGGAACCGATTTGACCGATTTCGTCGCGTGGACGATGACCGGTGGCGAAGATGACGTAAACTACGTAGCCGCAAGCACGGGGCGGACTCGCCGCCGAGTCGACGGCAACATCGACAAAAGCGGTACGCTCGTTTGCATTTACAACGTGGATGACCCCATTCACGATGTTCTGCCGGACGGTGCCTTGGTGGTCTTGCACCTGTTCATTCGCGAGCCTTCCGTCGGCGTGACAGGCATCTATCACAAGGTGCCAGCGAAGATCCTCAGTAGCGACGAAGGCGCAAACCGGGAAAGTCCCGAAGCCTACCGCGTCACGTTTAACTGGGTTCTCAACACTACCACTTCAGACCCGGCGATCTTGATGAATCAAGTCGCCCCAGCCCTCGAATCGTAAGACCCGCTTTAGGAGCATTTCTTTTGTCCGCATCCAAATTAGTAGCCGCCCCGATTGTCATTCGAATCAAAGAAAAGGAAGCCCACCTTCCCCCTTTGACTCTCTTTGAGATCGGGCGGTGTGAGATCGATTATCGGAAATACCGATACCGAGAGCTCAAGGCGGAATTCGAGATAGAAGACGTGCCCATTGATGGTCAATCCGTTCGAAAAGACGCCCTGCGGGACAAATTGTCCGATTTGGCAGACGACATTACGCCGGTTCTTGAATGGCTCGTGCTCACGCTGGAAGGGCGGATAACGGGGATAAAATACTGCCTCGATTCGTTATACCCGTGCGTCTATTCGCTGCGGGATGTAGCCGAATGGATGAACTCCCGCAAAATCGATGCGACCGACCCTATCACGGAGTGGCTCATTGCGAGCGGTGTGCTATCGGACCCTACGATCCCGGCCTCGCCGGGTCAAACTGTTCCGACCGATCAGCCAGTCCAAGTAAAGGCGGGCTAAGTATCGATGACATACTGCTTCTACTCGTGCGACCTCCCGCTTTGCTGAAAAACGGCGGGCTAGGTTTAACGCATAGCGAAGCCGCCGGACTGACATTGCCGCAGGTGTGGAATCTGTTTCGAGGATTTGACGAGAACGGGACTCCAAAAAAGAAGGGGCGACGCGCAGTCAAAGCGATAAACCGAGAGATGGAAAACGCCCGCATCGTAGGGGCGAATATCCGCAAAAGCCTGTCCCAAAAGCTGAAGAACCAAAATGGCAATGGAAAGTGAAATCGGGGTAGGCGTTGTCAAACTCAAGGTTGACTTCGCAAAGCTCGACAAAGACTTGAATCGGGTAATGCCCAAAGTCCGATCTGCGGTCAGGGGCGGCATTGTCATTGACACCAAGATCAAGACCGCCGGGATGGCTCGCGACATGCGGGCGGCGATCAAGCAGATGCCGCACAACACCGTGAAGATGCGGTTGGATCTGCCCGCATTCGGACGCGATATCCGACGTGCGGCGGGCATGGTGTCAGCTTTCAGGCAGTCTCTCGGCCAGCACCCTCTTCGGCTTAATCTCAACACAGCTCAGGCTCACGCTCAGATACGGGCTCTACGGCAAGCCCTGCCTCCGTCTCTCAACACAGGCGTGAACGTCAATGCTCGCGGCGGAGGTGGAGGGGGCGGATTTCTTAGCTCACCCTTCGGCGGATCATTCGCTGGTAACATAGCGGCGAATGTCGTGGGTCGCGCGGGCGGGGCGGCGATGAACGCCGGTCAAAGCGTGATCGGTGCCGGTGTAGGCGTCTTATCCGACGGCATTCAGTCCAACGCCACATTGGAGTCCTATGAAAAGAGCCTCAAGTTAGTAATCCGCGACCAAGCGAAAGCGAATAAGCTGTTTCGAGAATTGAAACAGCTTGACATCGATTTGCCGGTTGAAATCGATTTGCTAGCCGGTGAAGCAATGAAGCTAGCCGGGGCTGGGTTCGAAGCCGGTAAAATCGCCGACATGCTTGTCACGATTGCGGACGCTGCCGCGATCAGCCCGGTCGGCGTGAATGAAGGCACTAGCCGCGCCGTGCGTGCAATCACGCAGATGAAAGCAAAGGGCAACATTCAAATGGAGGATTTGAATCAGCTCAGCGAAATAGGCATCCCTATTCGCCAGATCATACAAGATCAATTCGGTATGTCCGCAGGCGATTTGGGGCAGAAGACGCGAAGCGGTGAAGTATCGATGGACGATGCCATTTCCGGCATCCTTAAAGGGCTCGATTCGAAATTCGGCGGAGCCCTCGAAGCCCGCGCAACTACCTTTGAAGGCTTACTTGATCAACTGACTGCCCGGTATAAGGAATTCGCCCGTGAAATCAGTGAGCCTATTTTCAAAGACCTGATAGGCGGTCTCAAAGAAGTAGTCGAAGTGCTCAAGTCCCCGGAATTCAAAAAATTCACATCAGGGGTTCGCCGCGTGGCCACAGCCGGGGCTAGTATTGCAGGCACGGTGGTGGGCAATACCCTCGGGACCGGCAAAGGCTTAGCCGAAATTACGGCCGACGCTGCGGACCTAGCGGGCTTTACCGCCGGTGCGGTTGCACACTTATACAAAACTGGATCGGACAAGCTCGGTCCTAATGCCGCAGGCGTCTCAGGTGGTGTCGGCGGATTCTTGCAAACGTTAGTTGCGGGTGCGGTATCTGGCAACCTTTCCGATGCGGTGATGGTCGGCATGGGCGGAAGGACCGAAGCCGATCAAAAAACTGCGATGGACCGCGCCAAGCAAACGGAAATCGACCGCATAAAAAACGCAAAGGTTCAGGGACAAAAGAGCGGCCTTGCGGCTGGGTTTTCCGCACTGGTCGGAGGGAAATCGGGGCTAGTCAGTAGCGTCGGCGGAATGGTCGCGGAAGGCTCGCTAGGAACCAATTTGTCCGCCTTCGGATCAAAAGCGGCGGCTGGCATGGGGCTTGATAAACTCGATCCTATGGGGGCGTTCTACGAGCAGGCGGAAAAAGCCAAACAACTAAAAGCCCAAAACGATTTGAAGTCTGCGAAAGAGGTGGATCGAGAAACCAGGGACACGAAGGCCCGGACGCAAGGGGATACCGACCGCGCCGACTTCAAACAACGAATCGCCGACGCCATTGCCGCAAATCCGGGAATCGCCGACGCCCTTCGAAATACCGAATTTGCGTCGACGCTGCAACGGGACGAGAAAGGGAATCTCCGAACGCAGTTTGAAGTGACCAAGCTCGGAGAGGGTCCAGGTGCCGTACAAATGACCGACTTCGCGAATCTAAACAGCATGATTCAGGGACAGGTCGACCAAGCCCGCATGGCGAAGCACGCGGAAGACACGGCAAAAGCCACTCAAGAACTCGTGAAAATAGCCAACGATACGCACTTGACCCAAAAAGAAATACTGAAAAAGCAGGACGAAAAGCTGGTACCTATTTTTGGGCCCTAAGACCGCTGGCTAGATCGTCAGTCGAGAAAGATACCGTATTGGTAATCCCAGTAATTTCAGATTCGACCGATACGGATACCGGCGGATCTAGACTCTCGAACCCTTCAATAGGAAGGAAGAACGAATATGTTCTTCCACTCTCGATATCCACAAAGGCATCGACTGGATGAAAGCCTTTCACAATTAGATGACCATTTGCAAATCGAGGATCTAACTTCTGATCCCCTAGCGACCCAGTGACTTTGATGCGATCGAATTTGTCGACCGAGGACCCTTCCCAAGAAACATCGACCCGGATAGCGAGGACCTGCCCTTCGAAAGTTTGATATTCCGAATCTTCCGGCGATGCCACTTGCGGGCGAACGATATCGGGATGGTGGACCCGCACGACGTATCGCCCAAGAGGCTCGGTCAAATATCCCGGCGTCGGCGTCTCGCCTCGAACTCCGCACCCCGCAAAAACCAACAATCCAACCATAACCCAATTACGCATGATCTCCCCTTATTTGTGAATTCCAGTAGCTTCAAGGTCGCAATTTAACTCGCTCTAGGCGCGAATTCAGTACCCTCGGCGTCACAAAATGGAAATTCATAGCGTCTTCTTTCCGTCAAACGGGCTTGTACCGTTCGAAAGACTACGAAATGTCTTCGTGGCGTCCGTCGCCAAAGCCATGCCAGATATCCCACTCGTCATGCACGATATGGGAAAGTGCGAGACGCGACCCGATCGGCTCTACGGCATGAGCTCGAATACCCACAAGCTAGCCGAGTGGGTCAAGATAGCGGAGTCCGCGACTACCGACATCGTGCTTTGCGATTGTGACCTACTAGCCGCGGGATCGGTAGCAGATGCGTGGGATACGCCATTCGATATCGGATACACCGTGCGAAAAGGTCAATTCCCGTTCAATTGCGGCGTGATATTCGTTCGAAACACTCCGAACGCCAAAGCCGTCATGCGGACATGGCTAGAAATCAACGACCGCATGTACGCAGATCCGCGATTCCATGCGGCGTACCGGGCAAAGTACGCCGGAATGAATCAGTCGGCGTGGGGTCACATTCTTGAAAAACGGATGTTCGAGAAATCGATCGCCGCCCTACCATCTAAGTACAACGCCTGCGGGGGAGAGTGGGGCAACATAGATGACATTCGGATCTATCACGTCAAGGACCAATTGCGAAAGTGCTGTTTGCACGAACGGCACCTGAACCACAACCGGCGATTACGCCCGATCGTGAACCAGTTCCGTGAATTGGAGAAATCGTATGCTCATCAGTGAGGAGTACCGAAGACTCAACGAGGAGTTGCATTCGCGGACCAAGTACGGAGCTCGCGGTGATAGGCACGCGAGGAACGTAACGCAATTCGCTGACGAACTAGGGGCTCGTACCGTTCTCGACTACGGCTGCGGACGTGGGCGGCTTGCCAGATCTATAAAGCTGCCATGCCGGTGTTACGATCCAGCGGTTCCACGTTTTGCCAGCGACCCGCCACCGTGTGATCTTGTCGTTTGCACTGACGTGCTCGAACACGTCGAACCGGAATACCTTGACAACGTTTTGGCGCACATCGAATCGAAAACCGTATTGGGGGCGTTCTTTGCAATCGCCCTGCGATATGACCGGACCAAACTGCTTGCCGACGGCACCAATCCCCATCGCATAGTCGAGACGCCACAATTTTGGATCGATCGATTTGCGAATCGCGGATGGAGCATTCACCGCGTGGAAACAGACCACGATTACGAAATAAAACTATGGATGGGACGAAATGACGAAAGTAGTTCTTAACGGATCGGACAAGTGGGTAGAGGCTGACAAGAGCCCTAGCATCAGTCTCAATCGGCAAGGTCGGAAGGCTACCCGCAAATTCATTATCGAGACCGGCGGGGATTACTCAACGCTCGAATCATTTATGGCGGAGTGCATTCCGACGTACAACCCGCCCGGTCAGTGGCCGGTATCGGGGGTGAAGTTGTATGTCGATAACGTGGACTTACAGCCTAAGTCGGCAATACAGCTAAATTCGGAGTCGTCGCCGCTTTTCTATGCCGGTATTTTCCCCCAGTACGATGAGTGGGAAGCCACCGTAACCTATTCGCCGCTTCCGTACACACCGAAGCGAGAGGAAGACCCGCCGGGTCCGCAACCTCTTCTGTACAATCTCGAAAGGAATTGGGTAGTCGGTGCCGACGCGATGACTTTGCCGGGATCGCGGCTATTCTACGAAGGCGAGGTAAAGCCCATCGGGGACGAATCGATCGCGTCCGTACTGAGGATCAACACGACTGGGCACGTTTTTACCAAACATCACATGCGACCTACCAGCATCCCTTGGGTCAAAATCAAATCGTGCAACAACCACTGCAACCAGTCCAATTTTTCATCGACTCACGCACTGTTTCCGAATGTCGACGCGCAGACCCTTCTCTTTCAAGGCGTGCAGATCGGCGTGAGATTCACCAGCAACGGCGAATTTGAAAACACATCGACGTTCACTTTTCTTGAACGGACCGCCGTATATGACGGGGTAAAAGTCACGTGGAACCACTTATACGATGCGACCGACAGGACATTCAAGCGAGTGTATCGCAAACCGAGTAGCGATGGTCCGCTTTACGAGACTGTCAGCAACAGCGACATAGAGGCGATGTTCGCATGAGCCAAGGAAAATTAGTAGGCATCCCAAATCCCATCGGGCAAGTAATGCCCGGCGACGGACTAAGTGCGCGAAAGCAAAATCAGATTATCGACGCAGTGAACTTACAAGTTCTGAACGTGCCGATGAACTGTTCGCTCGTCCGCCTTGCTGAAACGGTGGCTGAAGAAGATCCGGAGGGCAGCGAAGGACTCGTGTACCCGTCCGCCAGTGCGCAACCCATTAAGTACGCATTCCGGTTTATTTACTTGGACCCGTCGGCTGACGCCGTTTTGCAGGCATCGGGTTCACCAACTCTTGACCCTGAGTCTCGCGAGACCATTTCCGGATACGTCGTGAATATAGAAGGTTGCGGGATCAATCCGTATGTCTATATCCCCGAAGGTACGATCATTTCGGTCGTCGCCGGTCCAGGGCACTACTGGACTTCGTATCGTGGCACCGGCGGCGGAACCCTCTATATCTTCTCGCTTCTGCCCGGTCGGTCGGACAAGTTCATCGGCGATATTCTCGAAGTTGACGGGGAGGCTTTGGTTGCCGAAGATCAAACGATCGAAAACCCATTAAGTATCTTCACGGATCTATTCGACGCCGAATCCGCCGAGGGCTTGTGTCTGTTTCAAGGCGGAAAATACTGGGCGATACAAGCGAAGTGTCCGACTGACGCGGGGGCTACCTAATGCCGTGGTACACACCGGAGCGGTTGTGCGCATGTAACTGCGGATGCATTCTAGGATGTTCGACCAGTGGCGGAGCGGAGTCCACAAAAGCATACAATCAATTGATTGTGTCGCTTACTTCACTCCCTACATCGCTCACGTATGGCGGATACCAGAGCAGGGGAACTGTATTCGGCGCACCACCCTATGGCAATTTCTTTATGTCGATGACCACGTGGGTGGATTTCGTCGCGGATTACGTGTTGAATGTCGACAACATAACGAATTGCTACTTTGCTCCACTCATAGGGACGATCTCCTCGCCAGCGATGCGATGCACGGTCTACCAAGACGGCGGCGTGTGCGGCCTTAGCTCGCCCTTCACATCGCCCCTTGCGACGAATCTAACGCCTACGCTTGAATACGTGCTAACCTACGATTCGGAGACCGCTCAGATACTGCTTCGCCTAATAGCTTCGGTTGAAGTACCAGCCGGAGCCTTCGGTTCGGCGTTGGGGGTGTCGCACGAGCTATATTTGCGGCAATCGGAATTCGCCAACGGGCTCAACCCTTATACTGAACCGGACATGTGGGCACGGTGTAACGGTGGCGGCATGAGTTTGTTCAGCCAATACTACCCATACCCAGAATCTACGATACTCGATCCTGATGACCCCGCCTTCACGTATTGCCCGGATTACCCTCCACCTTTAGCAGTGACAGGCACCTATGAGCTTGCGGTGTAAAATTTGCCGGAAAGCCGTCCGGGTATCGAAAACCGGAAAGGTGTTTTGCTGCGGCGTACAGATCAACGCCCCGGAAGAGCTAGCGAGGATCGGAGAGCGTAAAGCGAAGATTTGCCGGTCAAATGAATGCGGCTTTTGCGATGTCGAGTCCGATTCGTGCCTCAAGGCCGTTGAGATCGCGAGGAGCAAAGGGCAGGAAAAAACAGGGTCTATTTCCTATCTCTACACGCATCCTGATACGAAATGCCCGGTGGGGCTGTTTTGAGTTAGAGAGGCTTTCACAAAATCCCATTTGTTGACATTCTCTATTTTCATGCAACCATAGAAGGGCGTCGGCGAATACCGACGACCACCGAGGTTAGTACCTACAACCCGGACGGTTTCAATTTGAAGCCTTCCGGGTTTTTTCGTTTTGGAGCATCCCCATGAAATACGCCCTGCTCGGTACTCGGAGACGCAAAAGCGTTCGAGAAATATCCGCTCGGTGCTACCTCGAACATGGGAATACATTTCGGGCGCAGCAGATGGCGGAATGGCTCCTCCGAGAAAAATTCGTAGGGTTCATAGAAGCCTTTCTAATCGGACTGGCGATCAAGCTGGCTTTCGAGCTTCTCAAATGGTGGTGGGATCACAAGGTAGGCGATCCTGGATCGGTCCCCTTTGCCGGGGAGCCGCAATGATCGAACACGATGACGACCAAAGCGGGTTCGCCCCAGTGCGGGATGGGCGCGTTAAACGATATTCCGAGACCGAGTATTCAGGTCGTGGGCGATTTGGTCCGCGCGAAGCCGCTGATACGGCATCGTTTGGCGGCTTAATTGCCGCCGCCGCAGCAATGGCATACGGGGCCGAACTATTCGCCGACCATATCGAAGGACAGGGGCATGAAGCCGTTCTGTTTGGCGGGCCTGTTGAAAACTTCGCCGCATTCGCGATGGGGTTACGAGTGTTTTCGCTGTTTATGAGAAGCGGCGGAGATAACTGGTTTGCAAACGCGACCGTCCAATGCTGGACGGCTTTTACCACTCTCTTAAAGAAGTTCTTTCGTGGGGCCAAATGATGGAAATTGAAGACGGTAAGCAAAATTCGATCAATCTGTTCGTGGGATCGGCGGCCGTTGCTGCCGTCGTCTACGTGATGTATTGCCGTGCAACAGGCAAGCCGGTATGGGACAGCACGCCCACGGAATTGATGGGCTCAAGCGTGCCTCAATCGCTACTCGAAATCGTCTTTTTCGCCGTGTCAACCATTGGCGGCGTGATCGTCGGCGGGTATCACGCGATTTTGCCGATGATCAAGGGATTCTTCGGCTTTCTGGTCCCTAAGTCGCAACCGCAGCTCGGCGGTGTCGCCCGATTGCCTCAGCCAATGCCGAACGCCTCCGCGTATGCGGCCCCGGTAGCCCCCGTGACCGGGTTCGTTCCTGTCGCACCCGTTACCGGCCGCGTGATTCTTACCGTCGGCGATGACGGCGTTCCCCGCCGTGACGTGGACCTTGAGAAGCAAGTCAACGGTCCCCAAACCCACGATGAAATCTTTGCGGCTTACGCACAAGCCGGGATCGATGGGGATTGGGAAAAGGCTGGCGAGTGGTTCGATCTCCTTCACCCAGAGCAAGTGAAATGAGTCAAACCCTGTATCCATACACGCCGGTTGCTTATGCCGCCGCGCCAAGTCCTCCGCAGGCAGGGATGCCCGGATGGCTCAAGCTTGCCGGGCTGGGATTATTGATATTCCTGCTAGTTCGTGGCTGTGAAAACACCCCGCAACCGGGACCAAACCCTAACCCAACGCCCGGCAAACTTGATGCCGAAATAGTCCGTGCATCAGAAGAGGCCCTCAAAGGCCTAGGGGGCAGTTACTCGCAGTTCTTTGAGGATGCCGCCGGGTTGATCAAAAGCGGTGACATAAAAGACGCGGCTGGACTCGATGCGTGGTTCGTGGAGAACTCGATACCCGCCTTGGAACGAGGCACTAGCAAAGCCATGACGGCTCTCACCGACAAATTGCCATCTGGCAAATTCGAAGGCGGAGACAAAGACGCCGCGATAAACGCTGTCCATTCAATGTCGGTCGGATTCGACAAAGCCGCAGGGAAACTATGAGCCTAACACTCGCACCGCCGCCCGAACTTAAAGACGATGTTTTCTATTCCGGTTATCGGTACGATCTCGAATCGCAAGATGGGCGACCAGAGATGCTGCGGAGCTTGTCGGTTCCGTTCATGGACGCCGTGAGCAAGATCGACTTCCGCCGACCGGATTATTACGATCCTCGCGGACCTGGGGGTCACCATATCCGCAATCAAGGTCCGGTCGGAAGTTGTAGAGGCCACAGCGGCTCTGCCGGTTTCGAACATTGCTGGTTCATGGCGACGGGCGACCGGGACATCGATCAAGATGGTACGAGTCACGAGAAGCTAGACGACCGATTCAGTCCGCTTTGGTACTACATCACGACTCAGCGACACGACGGGATCTCGGGCGACCGTGGATCTACGATTGCTGGTGGCGTGAAGACCGCAACCGAAGACGGATGTTGCCGCGAAGTCACATGGGAGTATAAGGGGCGGTACGAGACTACCCCACCACGCGAAGCCGCCGCCGAAGCGAAACAATTCCGGCTCACTCGCTCCCATTTTTTCGAGTCTTCGGACAAAGTGTTCGACGAAGCAGTGGAGTGGATTTTATCCGGTCAAGGATACTTGGACTTTGGGACTGTTTGGCCATTGCCTTTCATAAATAACGGCGTTGTTGATCGCGTGCCAAGCGGAACTCGCGGCGGCGGACACGCAACGGCGGGCATCGGCGTCATTCCTACAAGCAAGCTACTTGACCCGCCCCGCAAAGGCGAACCTGTCGCTGGGCGAATGCTAATGCGAGACGATGACGAGCTCCTAATCATCGTCGCCAACTCGCACGGCACTCAGGCACAGCACAACGGCTTTTACTACTTCACTCGGCGCGGACTAACCGAAGTCTTGCGTCACCAGTATACAACCCTTGTCGGTATGTCCGACATGGGCAATGTGCGTCCTCGAAACTTTAGTTGGAGCGGTCGAAATCCGCTCAGCCCAAACCGCAAACGGTAACCCATGAAAACCTATTTGATTTCCGCCGTACTCGGCGTCGTCGGCTTGATCTGTGTGAATTTTGATCCGTCAACGCCAGTGGCTCAGTCCGCGTCCTGCGAATGTGGCGACTCGTGCCAGTGCGACCCCTGCGAATGTAATCCTCTCGGGGCTCCGCTGACGTTGGCGGCCGCACCGGCGGGCAATCCCTTCGTGCCAAACACCGATGAAGAGACCGAGGCTCTCAAAGCCGAATTGAACGGCGTCAAAGCGGATTTAGCCGGTACTCACGGGGTCCTAGCGTCCATCGCAGAGAAATCCGCCGCGTGGGATTCTGGTTTACTCGGCGGATTGACGGAAGAAGACGTTCGCCGAATCGCTAAAGAAGAGATCGCCGCGACCGGACTTACCGAAGACTACATTCGCAAGATCGCTCGCGAAGAGGCTGAAAAGGTATACGAAGCGAAAGTAGCCGTGAAGTCGGCAGTCGGTACAGTGAGATCCGAGACCGTGCGAACGTCACAAGCAGCCCCCGGACATATTGTTCTGAATCCAGGCGAAGTATTGCTCTCGATCGACGGCGTACCGGTCAACCAAAGCGACGTTTACGCCACGCAAAGCGGCGTCATCCACCAGTACAGCACTCCTAGCTACCAAACGGCCATACCGAGAACTTTCAACCAGCCTACTCGCGTCCCTGTGTTTAGGACCCCAGCTAGGAATTTTCTCGGCAACGTGTTTGGATCAAACGGTACGTGCGGGCCCGGCGGCTGTAACTAACTTTCAAAGGCTGGTAACTATGGATGGAAGCGTTTTAATAACCGCTCTCGCTCTTGGGTTCGAAGTGCTCGGCGCTTGCGTCGTGGCAGTGTGGGCCGTCGCAAAGATAAAAGCGACAACGGACACGCTTACGTCATCGATATCCCAGCTCAGTAAGTCGGTGGAAAAGCTGGAAACCTCGCTTGACCGACACGAAGAAAAGCAGATCGATCACGAGATCCGTTTGCAGATGCTCGAACGTCCTCAGATCGTAGGGTCAAATTAAATGCAACTCGCATCACACGCGATGGAAAAGAAAGCGGTCATCACGTCGACCGCTGCCGGGCTGGCTTCAACGTGCGTACTCGTGCCGCACGGCGGTGGGCCCGTTATCATATCCGCGCCGGACTGGAGCGGTAGTAAGGCGATGACGCTCTACGGCGGGAGCGATCCCAAGGACGCTGATTCGTTTAAGCCACTGCTTAAAGATGACGGCGAAGTCGACTCCTACACGCTGGACGGATGCCGGATGTTGAACATTGGCGGCCTCTACATCACATTCTCACTCGCTAATCCGGGCACGGGGGCGACGCTCACCTTCCCGCAGCCGTATAAGACTTTCGCCCCTTAGTAGGACGCCGCGATGACGAGTTCAATTTCCGGCGGAAGTCGCAAAATCTCCCGCGCCTTAACCGCCAATGGTGCATCAGGCGATAGCGGTGGTGGCGGTGCGTCCGCAACTGGCGGAACGATTACTGAGGCTGGTGGCTATCGCATCCACACGTTTACCAGCAGTGGGGATTTTATAGTTTCTGGCGGTTCGCTCGATGTTGAATATCTGATAGTTGCTGGTGGTGGTGGCGCTACAAGAGTTAATAGCGGCGTGCCATCTTCCGGCGCTGGGGCTGGTGGGTTGTTGCATAACGTCGGTGGATCTTTACTGACCTTAAATAGCGATACCTACGCAATAGTCATAGGGTCTGGTGGCGCTGGCGGAACATCAGCGGGGCAATCCGGAACAAATGGATCGAACACAACGGCACTAGGACTAACTGCCATTGGCGGTGGGGCAAGTTGCATAAACCCGACAGGCACCCCGTCTACATGGCCAGGAAAAAACGGAGGAAGTGGAGGCGGCGGTGTAGGGTTTTATGGAGGCGTTGGAGGTACAGGCACAATCGGGCAAGGGCATGACGGCGGCGTGGGCGTACTGAATGCCGTTAATGCGAGCCGAAGAGGCGGAGGCGGAGGTGGGGCTGGGGCCGCCGGAGGAGACGGCGCAGACGGAGGAGACGGAGGCATTGGCGTTGCTGTTTCTATAAGCGGCTCGTCTACATATTACGCCGGTGGCGGAAGTTCAGGCGTTTATACTGGTACTACACCGAGTGGCGGTCTAGGCGGCGGTGGAGGCCCTTCGGAAAATGGCGACGCAAACACCGGAGGCGGTGGAGGTGGAGCAAGCGGAACGAATAACGGAGGTAGCGGCGGGAGCGGGATTGTGATTGTGAGGTACGCATTATGAGCCATTACGCTGAGATTGATAACGACGGAAATGTATTGCGTGTGATTGTCGCTGATTCGTTGCAATGGTGTGAGTCACGGCTAGGTGGTAATTGGATTCAGACCAGTTACACAGCCAGCCAGCGAGGTAATTACGCTGGCATCGGCTACCGATATTTAGCCGAGCATGATTTATTTATGCCGCCACAGCCGGCATACAATTACGACCTAGACACACAGACGGCTAGTTGGGTGTTTCCAGATAATGGGCATCTTTACGTGCCTGCATCGCCAGCGATTGCCGAGCCACTTTCACGGGCTCTCTATTCGCTTATCGTTCCTGGTGGCGACGGGCTTTACGCTGGCATAATTCCGCATTCAACGGGCCAAGGCTATCCGCTTTTGCAGTTCCGGCAGACGGACGTGATACCGATTGCGTTAGGTGCCGATCCGCAGCCTCTAGTCGATGCGCTACAAGTAGCCGTTGATGACGGCGCGCTTACGAGTCAAGAGTTGGCTGGCATTGTTGGAGCGGTCCAAGCGATGGCGGGAAAGGTGGTTAATCTAGTCGACTTCATTCCGCAGTCATGGCAGCCGTTTGTCATGACAAAAGAGCAAGCCGAGAAGGCTGGATACTTTGCCTAAGCCCCAATGATCCATTCCCACTTAACACTTGATGCACGAAATATCGCGACGGGTTTTGTAA